TGCCCACGCCTAACTGGCCTGCGCCAATTGCTTGGCCTGCTTGCGTTATCAGATTGCCTGCATTGACGCCGTACTGGCCCGCAGCCGAGCCTTGGTTAGATGCCGCAGACTGACCCGAAGCCATCAAGTTGCCCAAAGGTTGAAGTTGGTTTGAACGGTTTGTTTGATAGCGGTTAAAAGCATTCTGGTACTCTTGCGAGGCAAGGTCTTGTCCATAACGTTGCGCTCCTTTGAGCGTAGCGCCAGACAACAAACCACCACGAGCGGCAGCAGTACGGTCCAACGCTTTCATGCCTTCAGACAACCGAAAAGCGTAGCCAGGGTCTTGCGTAAACTGATCCATACCAAACTTGGTATAGTCAGACAACGGAATTAGCTTATTAAGCGCACCAACACCCGCTTGACGAAACGGTTCTTGCAGTTCAATTTGTTTATTGAACATCCGCTCTTGAGCGTCTTGCGCGGCTTGAGCTGCTTGCGCTTGCATATTGGCTGCATCTTTTGCCGCAGACGCACCACTAATTCCAGACCCCAAAGAAGCTCCTAACATTGCTCCTGTTGGGCCACCAACCAAAAACCCGCCAACGCCGCCTAATATTGGGGCAAGACTGTCAAGCCAACTCATTATGTAATCTCCCGTCCGTTAGCCCGGATGTTGATCGCTGATGCCGTCCCCGCAATGGTACTGATAAAGCCGCTAGGTGCAAGTGCAGCGCCAGTAATCTCAGGAAACGTATACGTCTCCGATGGTTGTAACGATTTGGTTTTAACAATCAAGTTTTGATTGCCCGCCGCGTCTGCCCCCGTAACCAAGTTGACGCTGATCGTCGCCGTCGCTGCGCTAAAGTTGGTCGCTGTGAACTTGTCAATAAGCGCAGTCACACCATTAGCGGTGTACTGGGTCGTCTGGCTATTCTCAGCTAACTTTGCCGGGATTAAAACTCTTACGGATACTGTCATGGTTGCGCTGCCTTATACGCCAAAACCAGCGCGTCGTAGTCGCCGCCGATCTGAGCCTTGAGTACGTCCCGAATCCTGTTACATTTACTCTGTTCTGCTTTTTCGGTTCTCACCAGCGAACGTAAACGATCACGGTACTGGTAGTCGCTGATTGCTTGAACGTCGTCTTCTGACAACGAATGCGGCAACTCCTCGATTTTTACGCCCTTGAACGCTACCCAATCCACCGGCCAGTCACCAGACGGAAGTGCAAGTAGCATAGCAGAATAGTTATCAATGTTCACCTGATATGCGTAGATTTCCATCTCGCGGTAGTAGGCGTTCATGATTGCCGAGGCTAGTTTTTCGTCGTTAGTAATCATCTTGATTGATCGGAAAAAGATACAGAAACTGAACTATCTAAGGCTGTCGTGGGATTTGAATACGCAGAACCAAAACCGCTAGAAGTCCACGGGTAGACCTTAGTATAAGGAGAGGCTGAAGCTATAGCGCCAGCGATTTCTGTCCCCGTGCTAGACCATGACACTGCTCTTATGGTTTGTAATATGGACGGGCTTGAGTACAAAGAACCAAAGCCAGAAGACCATTGGTACACTTTTAAAGGCGCTGGGGTTGCGCTATTTCCAACCGCAACCTCAGACCCAGACGGGGAAAATCTAACCCCAAATACCGCCCCTCCAGCAGAGGTTGAAGGATTAGCGTACCTTGTACCAAACCCAGAAGACGTTACAGGGTATCCAGAGAGCAACGGAAACAAGGTGTTGCCAATTACAATATCATTGGTAACAGGGTTAAAAGATATGGTTCCTGGGTTGCTACCCTGTCCGGGAAGCGTGGCGGGGTTTGCGTATTTAGTGCCAAATCCAGTTGCCGATGACCACGGAAACAGAGAAATTACTGGGTTTGATTGTTGACTAAACGCAACTTGCGTATTGTCACCATTTAACGTGACGCCAGTAGAAGAATCAGAAGAATTTAATGCGGTCCCATTTGCATATTTAGATCCAAACCCAGTTGTTTGATCCCATGCCCATGCTTGTGGGTAAGATACGCTTGCGGCGTTTGAGGTAATAATTGCGTCAACATTATTAGTCCAACTAAACCCTGCGGGGCCAGAACCTGATGGGCTTAATGGGCTAGCCGCGTTAGCGTACTGCGTTCCAAAACCAGCAGCAGACCATTGCCATACAAAGAAAAAAGGCGACGCAGTACAAGATGCCGAAATATTTGAGTTATTTTTAACGAAAGAAACTTGGTTAATTGCGTTAGAAATTGTTGGTGCTGTAAAACTAGACCCAAACCCTGTTGTTGAATCCCAATTGTAAGCAGAAATTCTTTTGCCCGCCGTGGGGCCACCGTAAGCAATATAAATTGACGGGACAACAGGCGCAGCCGCATCTCCGTAAGTAAACATTCCCAGAAAGCCGCTCATGTCACGCCCAAGCCAAAGACGTACCACGTATCGGTTGCAACCTTGATCATAGTGGCAACGCCGTTAGACGCGACAGATCGGTTGCCGGTTGATGTTGAGTTGGCTAGTTTGAGCGTGACGCCCGATCCGGCTTGAATGACCAACGCCGTGGCGTTACTCACCACACTAATAACCGTACCAGTCTCAAACGCCACGCTACTGTTTGGCGGTACGGTGACGTTGCCGGTCAGGTAAAGATGTTTGGCGCTGTCTGACAAGACCAGCGTGCCGCTGGCATTGCTTGATTGCGGCATTGTACGAAAACCAAACCCGTACAAGTTACCGGCGCTGTCTTTTACCGTTGACCCGCTATCTAAACCAGTAATGGTTTTATTGGTAAGCGTTTGCGTGCCAGTCAGCGTAACAACTGTGTTGTCAATGCTGATTGTGCCGGTCGATACAATTGGACCGCCAGTTAGGCCCGTCCCAGTATCAACCCGAGTGACGCCGGTAGAACTTGGCTGATTTACCGGCCCAAGTTCAAGCGAGTTAATACTATTGTAGATTTCATCAATTTGTGGCCCGACTGGCGAATAACTTAACTCTTCAGCCGTAATTGAGCTAGTCCCCGCTCCGGTTAGATTAAATAAGTTAAAGAAAAATCTGTACCATTCACGCGACATTAGCCCAGTGCGCGGGTCAATAAAATCAACCCGAGGCGCGGGGATCTGGGTGATGTTATTGATGACTGGCATTAGGCAGTTGTCCCGCTCAAGTGCAGTTCAGCGCCCATGATTGCAATCTTGACCGGATCTGTACCGGACAATTCGTAAACTCGGTCACGCAATTTAAGTGTCATGCCCAAGCGCCGCCAGAACACTCGATGCCCGTAAACGCCGATTTTTCCAAGCGGTGACCAGTGTTCGTTTGACCAAGTATGACCAGCGTCGTCTGACCAACGCAGCATAACTTGCGGATCAAATCCAAGCGTATAACCATCACCTTCAACGCTGACCAAATAGTCACCGCTTTCTGTGATTAAATAAAAATCACTTTCAGTCACCAAATATGTTGGATCGTTTCCATTTCCACCGTTTAAGCCAATGCCGCTTTGGCAATCCAGTTGTAGGCTATGGTGCGCTGTACGGGTTAGGTTATTCTGTCCTGTCGGCAACGCCCGCCAAGAACGCAACCATTTTTGCTGCGCTCCGTTGTCAGCGTAAACGTCTAAGTCAAACGCATACAGATTGCCATTAACATAATCGCCAACAACAATCTCACTGTTGTAAGCCATTTGGCAATTACTGCGATGCCGTAAAAATTCACCATTTTCAAAAGCAGCTCGTTCATGCCACGCTTGTGTAGATACGTCATACACCCAAGTTGCGTTAGCTGACGGAAACGTCAAAACATAAAAAGAATGACCTTCTTGCTGGTACGTGTAGGCGATTGCATCGCTGATGTTGCCGTACTGGGCAATCGCGTATTCAATTGCGTGGGTGCTAATTCGTTGGCCGGTGTAGCCGTTGGCGCGGTAGACAATACCTTGCCCGCGAGCATCAGCACCTAACCAAAACAAACCGTTGTCTAATTTGGCAACGGAATATGTTGCAGCGCAACCAATTTCATTATACGCGCCTTGAATACGTTGCAACGGGAAGTCTGGATTGCCCGCGTCGTACCAGACTTCAACCGAATTGGTCCCAAACAACCACGCTTCACGGTGGTCAACAATCATGCTAACAAGATTGTCGGGCGATCCTTCGGCGCTTGCAAAATCTAACGGGTCAATTGAAGTTCCGTCTAATAGCGTAGTCACCCAGATTTTTTGGCTATTGGGTTCAATGAAAACAAAATATCCGTCAAGATAACCAACGGTCAAAGCGCCGGGAAAGTCTGGATCTATTATTTGTTGAAATGCGTTGGTTTGCGAGTTGTAGATGTAGCTTGGTCCACCGCAAGCAATAAACAACTGGGTTCCATTGTCAACCATGCTGACAGGACCAGTGCCGGTTACTGTACCCAACAACGTCGCAACGTAATTAGTTGCGATGCTGTAAAGTTCTAAACCGCTAACAACATATCCAACATTGTTAAACGTCCACAGACCGCGAATTGGGCCAGTGCCAACAGTGTTAAGCAGACGCAGCCCAGGCGCTCTGTTTAGAAATGCGGGTTCTTTACCGCCTTCTGGCACAATCTCAGGGAAGAGATTAACCATCCTGTTGTCGGCAGCATTGATGCTCCGAGCAACATACGCCGATCCCAAAATCGGCGTTTTCATCAATAGTTACCGGCGTAGACGTTGAACCGTTGGCGAGTTGCAACGATTGCGTAAGGCATTGACATCACATCGTCAGGATTGTTGATGCGCTTCAGATTTCGTTTGCTAGTCATAGCAATCCGTTTGACCTGATCGGATGGTTCAACACCAAATTCGGGCGCAATCTCCATCGCCAGATTGTAGGTAAACGCCCTTAAATACCCTGGTGGAAAAGCCAATACGGTGGCAAGCGTTGCAGGTTCAGTAAGTTCTTGAACGCTAATAAAGTGAAACTCTAAAAGGCGCGTGGGCCTTGGGTAGATGTAAATGTCAATGTCGGGGTAGGTCATGTTCACAAACATGACCTGCGGATAGGTAGACGTTACGGTCTTAACCGCAATACCATCGTATTGCTGTTGGTTGATCAGCTTGATTCCGTAAGACACGTTGGTTTGCGGGTCACGGAAATACGTAGCGTCGTCAACCAGAATCGGACGAACAGCAGTGCCGTTTAGCCGTACCAAAGACCCTGACGGTCCAAGTGTGGCGTTAATCGCACCAACAGGCCATTCAACGATTTGGTCTATGGTAGAAAACACCGACAGCCGTTCGGTGTTCCATGAATCAATCATCTGATTCATGGCCATCAGCGAGTCTTGCATCACCGCCGCCGATGACGTTTCACCTTCTGCCAGAACACCCAACAAACGCAGGGCGCGGTTGATCTGATCACCAGCCGAATATGTTGCCATCGTAAACCTCAGAAGGTGGGGCCGAAGCCCCGCCTGTTAAGTCGAGCAGTGAACAGTTGCAAAGTTGATGATAACAGCCTCAGAAAGAGCGCCGCCAGTCAAATTACGCAACGTAACTACTGCAGAGCCAGTTGTCATGCTAGAGATATAAGTCGTGTACGCCGCTGCCGTACCACCGCCAGAAATACAAACAATCAACACATCGTTGGCAGAAATCAACGAGTTGTTCATCGTAAACGAAACAGCGGTGTTAGCCGCCAATTCTGCGCCGTTCATTGTGATGCGGCCAGCAGATTTGTTCAGCGTAACGGCAGTAGACTTGCTGGTTGCTTGCGTAACTGTACCTTGGGCGCCCGCTGCGTACCCAAGTTCCTGACTTGCGTAACAAGTCGTAAATTCTGGGTCGGAATATGCGACCCCAACTGCTTGCGTATTAGGCATAATAATTCCTTAAAAAAGGGGAGAGCTTGTGGCCCTCCCCCTACATTTAGGCTTTTAGCCCAAACGATACACAACGTAAGTACCGTCGCCGGTCTTACGAAAACGGAACAACTGGCTAGTTGTAACAGCGATAGCAACCAAAGCGTTACCGCCATCGGTCACACCAGTGTTAACAGCCAACGTCACCGCGCCAGACGAAGTGCCGATGTTTACGATTGACAAGTCAAACGTGCTACCGACCGTGGCGTTAGGAACAGCAGCATCAATTGCCGTGCCCAAAGGCAGCGTGTACGTTGCGGCAGACGTAGATGGGTTAGCCACCAACATCTGGTTAACGATCTGCGCTGCGGTCAAGGTTGCAGTAGCCGTAGCCGTTTGAGGCGCGGCCATAGCACTGAGAATTGTTTCTTGACGGTTACCTGCACCAACTTGGTAACCACCACCACCATTAGGGAGAGCCATGATATTTCCTTAAATTAAGAGGTTCAACCCCAGAGGCGGCAGGCCATCTGTGGACGAATCGTGCTAAAGCCATAAAGGACATCAATACGACATGGAAGTCTGTCATTATTTATGTCGTACTGCCTAATCACACGCAAGCTAATCCCGTTATGTACTGCGCGAGCAGCCATATCAACCCCGGATGGCAGCAAGAGATCAGCCGTACAAAACGCGATTGCATCTTTATGGTAAACAAGGTTTTGCGGATATTGGGTTGATGCAGTTCCAACAAACACAACAGCTTTGCTATTACCTGGGAGCGAATCAACAGTTGCCAAAGCATTAGACGAAGAATAAATAGGCGAGACAGTAATACTGCCAGCACCAGATCCATTCAGCGTAACGTCAGCCGCAGCGACGAACTGGAACAGCGAACCAGTGGACTCACGGGTCTGTGGGTTAACAGCGTAGCAATCAGCAATGGTAAACACATCGCCAACCTTGATCGTGCCAGCGTTACCAGCACCAGTAATGGTAATGGTGGTTGCGCCTTCCGACGTAACCGCTGCCGAAGTCGTGCCGCCAGTAGCCGAACGCGAACCCGTCGTGAACTGCTTAATCGACTGAGACATATTGATCTCGTCGTAGCCCAGCACACCCGTGCCCATCATGCCGTTTTTAAATTGCTTGCTGATGGTATCAACCGGGTTAAACAGACCTTTCAAGCCTTCAACCAAACCGGCGTTGGCAGCGGGGTTAACCGTTGCATAACGTGGGTTCATGACAGCGGCGTTCTCGTTCAGTTTCTGCTGCGCTTGCAAAAGAACCAACGAAGAAGCTGGAGTCGTTCCGGGTGTACCAACGGTGTTACCAATCGCTTTGAACGAGTTAGCAACGTCAGCGTCAATGCTAGAGGCCAACTGCGAGATACGCGGCTTGAGAACGCGCTCTGCGAAGTCATCCAACTGCATCGTCAATTCGGCGCTGGTGAAGTTCACGCCAATGTGCTTCTGGGTCGAAACGGTCAGGGTTGTGAACTGCTCGTTGTCGTCCTGAACTTGCAGGGCAGCACCGTCAGTCACAAGCGCACGGTCAGGCAGACGAATACGCAGGGTCGAACCAATCTTGGCACCTTCAACAGCGACGGAGTCATCGTATTGGCGGTTAACGTTACGGGTGAGAACCAGATTGTTTTCCAAGATCTCCAGGGCCTTCCTGGTGATCATGTCAATCGTAAGAATGCTATTTGACATGGTAATTCCTAAAAGAAG